AGATTTTAAGGATGAAACAAACTTTACTGATATGTCAGATAATGAAAGAATTATTAAATCTTCATTCGAAATAACTGTACCAGCATATTTCATTGCAGGAAATGATATTCCAGGTGTTCCAAATCCTGTAAGAAGATTTATTTCAGCTCCAAAGATAACTTTTAATGTCGGTGATCAATCTACAATTGATATTTCTGACGTTGAAGCAACAGATCAAAATAATATTGATTTAGGAAATGATCCCAGTAATCAATTTATTTTAAAGGACGTTGATCAAGGATTTGTAACAACTTTTGAAAATGTAACAAAAAATTCATATTCAGTTGGATATATAAAAAATCCAATGACAAATTTAGATAAAGCGCAGTATATAAAAGTTGTTTCAAAAAACTCTAAAACGGGTGAGACTATTTACGTTAATGATAACTCTATGAAAATAAAAGTCTTAAAATAAAGATTTTGAAATAACACTATAATATTTAGATTAGAAAAGTTATATTTTTGGAGTTTATAAATGGCTGAACAAACATTTCTATCACCTGGTTTTTTTGAAAGAGAAATTGATTTATCACAAAGATCAACACCCGAACCTTCCGGAGTTCCTGGAGGTGTTATCGGATTATCTGAAAAAGGACCAGCATTTGTTCCAGTAACAGTCGCCAATTTTGATCAATTTCAAGAAAAATTTGGATCATATAATATCAATATGCCAGGTGTTTATGCATCTGAATTATTTTTAAGATATAAAACATCTCTTACGTATATGAGAGTTTTAGGCGCCGGTGCAAATTCTGATACAGAAGATTTTGAAAAAACAAAATTATACGGAATTACAAAGAATGCAGGTTTTTTTGTAAGTGGAAGTAATGCAGGAAAGTCAGGATTTGTTCATTTTATTGCTGCATCGCATCAAATAACAGGATCAGAAGCTACACAATATCCCGTACTAACAAATTCATCAATATCAGATCCTGATGTTGCAAATCTCTTGAGAGGTATGTTATTTTTTACAACTGGTTCAAGAGCAATATTAGCTTCATCTGCAACATCAGCTTCGTCAGCATTATTGTCTGAACCTTCTTTGGTTAATGTTTCTGATACGTTTAAAATAATAATTTCTTCATCTTTAGGTTCATCTTATGGAAATGATGAAGGCGTACCTGGTGTCAAAGTCTATAGTGTATCTTTAGATCCAAATTCAACAAATTATATTTCAAATGTTTTGAATTCAGATCCAACGAAATTTGCTGAAGAACAGCACTTATTATATGCTCACTTCCCAATTGAAGCTGAGATTGCTTCACCCGTTTCCGCAAGTTTAATGCTTGGATCAAACGAAGTAATAAAAAATATAGATTCAAGAAATATTGACGCAAAAGAAATTTATGGAAGATTTGATGCAAGATATTCTGCACCAACATCACCTTATTTCATATCACAACCTTTTGGTGATAAAGAATTTAAATTATTTAAGTTTGAATCACTTGATGATGGTGATTATGCATCTTCAAAATACAAGATTTCAATCTCTAATCTAAGACTTTCTGAAGATGAAACAAATCCATATGGAACATTTACGGTTTTAATTAGAGATTGGAATGATTCAGACAAGAACATAAAAGTATTAGAACAGTTTAATAACTGTAATTTAAATCCAAACTCACCAAATTATGTTGGAAAAATGATTGGTGATCGTAAAGTTTTTTTTGATCACGATGCATTATCTGAGATTGAAAGAGGATTGGTTTCAAGCGGAAAATATCCTAATAAATCAAAATATGTTAGAATAGTTTTATCATCTGAACTTGAATCTGGCTCTGTTCCAACAAAAGCATTACCATTTGGATTTTCAGGTGCAAGACTAATAAAATCTGTATCTGATAATTTGGATTCATCAAAAGTATCAGGAGCATTGTTAAGTGGCAGCTCAGGTTTAAACGGGGCAATAATGCCACCTGTTCCATTTAGATTCAAAATCACTGATGGTCAAATTGATCAAATCTCAGAAACAAGTAATGCGAGTTATTACTGGGGTGTTAAATTTGAAAAAGTTACAGATATATCAAACACAAATATAAGTAATGAACAAAATCTTTACATTAAGAATATTTCTAAATTCTTAGGTATAGAAAAATTAGGATTAATAACATCAGATTATGAATCTGATATGTTATGCAATAATAAATTCTCATTATCTAAAGTTGTACTTGAAAATTACACCGCAATTGGTACATCAACTAATGAATTAAATGTATTTAGTGATGTTTCAAGTGTAATGAAATCAGCGAAATACATAAGAAATGCAACAGTAATTAATGGAAAATTTGATACTTCTATCACACTTTCATCATTAATTAATGAATCTGATCCAACATTATTTAACAAATATTCAAGGTATATGAAATTCACCACAATTATGCAAGGTGGGTTTAATGGTGTTAACATTCTTGATCAGCAGGAATCATTATTAAATGACAAAGCAACATCATTTGATGGCTGCGCTGCTGTTGGGTATAAATCACCTGGTACAAATTTTGCAATGTGTGGTTCAACAACTGAAAACAATGGAATCGTATCATACTTGTCAGCTGCAAGAGTAATGACCGATAGAACCTATGCAAATCATAATCTTCTTATAATTCCTGGAATTAAAGAATCATTTATAACAGATTATGTGTTAAATAGAGTAAAAAATTCATATGGTTTATGTTTATATGTGATGGATATACCTTCATATAATTCATCAAATGATATTATTTTTGATAATGATAAAGTCAATAAACCTAATGTAACTAGAACAATTAATAATTTTAGTTCAAGAAACATTGATAACAGCTTCAGCGCAGTATACTTCCCAGATATTTTTATAGACGGAAGAACATCTGTGGTTGATCCAAACTTAACGAGAAGAGTTAAACTTCCTTCATCAGTTGCAGCATTTGCGGCAATTTCATATAGTGATAGTCAATCACCACCATGGTTTGCACCAGCTGGTTTTAGTAGAGGTGGATTAAATGATATTGTTAAAAATATCTCTGTTAGAATAGATACAAACGACAGAAATTCACTATATGAATCAAGAATAAATCCAGTAGCAAAATATCCAAATGAAGGATACGTAATATTTGGACAAAAAACACTTCAGCTCAAAAAATCTTCACTCGATAGAATTAATGTTAGAAGATTAATGTTAGAATTAAGGAGAATTGTAGTTGAAGTTTCAAAAGGCCTATTGTTTGAACAAAATACGGCTGAACTAAGAGCGCAATTCATAAGAGATACAAATTCATTCCTTGGAAACATTAGAACCTTAGATGGTATTGAAGAATACAAGGTTGTAATGGACAATACCAACAATACTGAATTAGACGCTCAAAACAATAGACTGAATGGTAAAATAATGATTAAACCAACAAGATCTATTGAATATATTGCTATTGATTTTATAATTACAAACAGTAGCGTTCAATTTATATAATTTGGAGTAAAGATGAGTACAGGTTCACCAAAAGTAATAGTTACAGAAACAGCAATAACAGTTCCCGGAAAACCAACTCCAGTTGGAATTCCAGCAGGAATAATAGGAACAAGTGCAAAAGGTCCTGCATATGTTCCTGTAACTGTGGGTACTTATAATGACTTCAAAGAAGTCTTTGGTCCTTCAGACGGAACAAAATATGGTGTTCTAGGGGCTTATAATTATCTTAATCTAGATACAAATGTGAATTCTGTAACATATATGAGAATTCTTGGTGCCGGTGACGGTAAGACAAGAAATGCCGATGGTACAGTTACACATGCTGGGTTTATAGTTGGATCCGGAACTCTTGCAACATCAAACCCAAATGCATTTGCTGGTGGAATCCAAGGTAGAACGCATTTTATTGGATGCTTTATGTCTGAATCAAATGGTTCAACATATTTCTCTGATTCTGGAATTCAAACAGGCACCAATGCAGTCCCAATTGTCAGAGGCGTTTTAATGACAGCTTCCGGTGTCTTAGCAACACTTTCATCAAGCTATGTTGTAAATAACACGCCAACTGCAACAGCAATTACGACAGGTAATTTAGGCGGATCTACAGTAGGAAAATTAAATTCAAATTCTGAATTTGTTGTTTTATTAAATGGTTTAAGTGGATCTTCTGCTACTAAAGTTATTACAGCATCATTCGATAGACAAAAATCGAATTATATATCAACATTAAATCAAGATCCAACAAAAATCAATGAATTTGGTTATTGTTTATATTCATTCTTTGATGTAGATTCAAATTTAGCAGATGTAAATTCTACTGGGCTATCAGTAACACCCGGTGAATCATTTGCATTCATAACAACGGGATCAGCTGCATGGGATACACACCCAGCAAATGCAACATCAGCGCCAAATTTTGAATCATTTGAAGATAGATTTGAAGCTGCAAAAACCCCATGGGTAATTTCACAAAATTACGCAGGAAGATCATATAACCTATTTAGATTTCATCATAATAGTGATGGTGTTCCTATCAATAATCTTAAATTTACAATTTCAAGTCTAACACCTGCAGATTCATCAAATAAATACAGCAGATTTGATTTAGAAATTAGGGATGTTAAAACAAATTCATTACTTGAAACTCGCCTTGGTTTAACGTTAAATCCATCAGATACAAATTATATTGGAAAAGTTATAGGCGATATGAGAATGTATTTTGATTTTGACGACTCTCAAAAATTAGTTGTCGATGGTGATTATCAAAATGTTTCTAAATACGTTAGAGTAGAAATACACTCAGATGTTATTGATGGAATTGTTCCTGTAGACGCTGTACCCGTTGGGTTTAGAGGTCCACAACATTTATGTTTAAGTGGTTCTGCACCATTACCCGTTATTTCAGGTGGATTAGGTTTATCAAATATTAACGTTCTAAGAACATCAGTTGAACCACCAATTCCATTTAGGCTCAATATTTGCGATGCTGATCCAACAAATCCAAAAGTTAGAGTCTCACCTGATTTTGCATGGGGTGTTCAGTTTGAATATCCAAAATCAACAACACAATTAAATGGAAATGTATTAAATAATGGTGTGTTTGGATATATGAAATATTATCCAATGTTTAATCCAAATTCAAATTTTGCTGTTGATGATAATGAAGGATCTGCTGATACAACACAATTTGGTGTTATAGATGCAGATAGATACAATAGAAATAAATTTACTCTTGAAAACATAAAAGTTGTAACTGGTTCAAATGGTTATGCTGATCCAACAAAATGGAAGAATGCTGTTTATGTTAGAGCAGGTGGTATAGCTGAAGACAATATTAATGCAACAAGAGCATGGTCAGTTGATGACTTAACATTAAGTGGAAATAAAACATATTCTAAGTTTAGTTTCTATTCATATGGTGGGTTTAACGGTACAAATATATTTGATTCTGATAAATCTAATTTCACAAATTATGCAGTTCAAGATGAATCATCAATAGATCTTTCATATCCAACAGTTTCTGCATATGTTAAAGCACTTGATATAATGAAGAATCAATCTGAAATTGATATTCAAATGCTTGCAATACCTGGTATAAGGGATCAATATGTAACAAATTACGCTCTTAATGTTGTCAGCGACAGATTTGATTCATTCTATATAATGGATGTTGAACAAATCAATAAAACCAATACACTTCTTAGTAAAACAGAGTCAGTATCTGATATAAGCATTTCAAATACTATAATGAATTTTGAAGCAAGATCATTAGACAATAGTTTTGGTGCATCATATTTCCCAGATATTAATATGACTGATCCAGATACAGGATCAATTGTCACTGTTCCAGCGTCTGCTGCAGTGTTAAGAGCATATGCAAAAAATGATCAAAGTCAAATTTGGTTTGCACCTGCAGGTGATAAGAGAGGTGTTCTTGATAAAGGAAATCCAAATGTTACAATTCAATTAAAAGAAGAACAAATGGATTCACTCTATAATGCGAGAATTAATCCTATTAAACAAACGGTTACAGATATTGGACCAACTGTTTATGGGCAGAAAACACTTCAGGCGGCCAATACATCACTCAATAGGGTAGCTGTCAGAAGACTTCTTTTGACAATTAGAAGAAGAGTCAAGCAGGTTGCAAACAGATTCATATTTGAACCAAATAGAGAATCAACACTCGCAAGATTCTCATCACTTGTTGAACCTATTTTAGCAAATATAAGAACCTTAAATGGTGTATCTGATTATAAAGTTCAAATCGATACAACGACAACAACGCAACAAGACATAGAAAATAATGTCATAAGAGGAAAAATCTTTATTGTACCAGTTAACGCAGTTGAAATTGTTTCAATTGATTTTGAAGTTAGCTGATATTTATCAAAATAGTTAATATTTAATTTAGGAGAAAATTTAAATGGCTGAAACTTTAGATGTTAGTTCAATGTTACCTTCAAAATTCGAACCAAAACGTGGTAATCGTTGGGTTCTTATGATTGAAGGGGTCGATGCTTTTATTTGCAAAACAGCAGCAAGACCAAAAATGAAAATTGAATCAATTACCATTCCTTTCGTTAATTCAAAACGTTATCTTGCAGGTAAGTTTGAATTTGAAGAAATGTCAATTACACTTCATGATCCAATTGCACCATCTGCATCACAACAGGTTATGGAATGGATTAGATTAACTTTTGAATCAGTTTCTGGCCGTGCAGGTTATGCTGACTTCTATAAACGTGATATTCAACTTAAATTATTAGATCCCGTTGGTACAGTTGTAGAACTCTGGGATATAAAAGGTGCATTTCTTACAAGCGCAGATTTTGGTGATCTTTCATATGAAGATGAAAAAACAGTTGAAATTAAACTAAATATGAGATTTGATAATGCAGTTCTTCAATACTGATTTATTAAATTAATTAAATTTTTTCCAAGGCACCCAAATGGGTGCCTTTTTATTCATACTGAATTAAACAACTTGTAATAAGACAATAATATAATAATATGAGTAAATATCCTCGTATTATTTGTAATGTTTGTTCTAAGAATTTTGGACAAGAAAAGATTTTTATTGAGCATATTAAAAATGAACATTCTATAGAAAGTTCAGAGGAATTATATTGTAATTGGAATAATATAACATCTAAAAAATGTTTTTGTGGTTGTAATGAAAATGTTAGATGGGATGGTTGGAAATATGGTTATTCAGAATCGAATTATAGGCTAGGACATAATGCAAAAATCTACACATCATTTTCAAATCCAGATGTAATAGAAAAAATGAAAGAAAAAAGAAAAGAAGGATTTGAATCAGGAAGGATTAAATCCTGGAATACTGGTTTAACAAAAGAAACTAACGAAATTTTAAAACAATCTTCAATTAAAAAATCTAAAACACTTAAAAATAGTTATAATTCTGGTGAACTTAAGCCGTGGCATGGAAGAGAAGGCAGCGATGAATCTTATAAAAAAATATCAATAAAAAAAAAGAAATTATATTCAGAAGGTAAATTAATTTCTTGGAATAAAGGACTTACTAAAAATTCAAATAATAAATTAAAAGAAATTGGTGAAAAAATAAAAAAAACATATGAAAAAAAAGGAAGAGATATCGGTAAA